GCCGCAATATGTGAAGGTTTGACAACTTGAAAAGCTTTCAAAATGTATTTGATTTAGTATATATATACCCCACCCCCCATGGCATCCTGCCCCGCCCTGACAAGCCTCACAAGCCTTGCAAGATTCATGCCACATTAAAAGCCTTGCAAGATCCGTGCCAGCTTCACAAGCCTTGCAAAGACTGTGCCAGAAAAACTAACAAAATGTTAGATATTCCTTAAAGTACTCAAAAGCTTTCCAAGTATTCCAAAGGTTTGACAATCTTGCAGCGCGTTTAAAAAGCTTGTAAAGGTTAGTACTTATAACCAAAACTTATAAAGCTTTTCAAAGACTTGGCACGTTTATTGCATACTCGCAAGCTTCACAATCCCACCACAAAAAAAAATAAAATTTGCGTATAAAGGAAGCACCTAAAAACTTGGCATGGCCTTTGCATGCTTCACAAGCTTTGCACCATTGTGGAGCCTAACAGTTTTAAGGGGCGATCTTCTTAAGTCTTTGATTTTATTAGACCCCACCATTGCACAATCCCTACCATGCAAAATCTATACCAATAATTCCTGGATTTTAACCTGTTGTTTTCATTAGTATTTTTTAATCAATCACTATAACAGTGCATAAATTATTACTTTTGCACTTCGTTGGTGCGTTTATTTATACCCTGAAAACCTAAGTGCTTGTTTTATAAGGCTTTACAAACTTGGCACACTAAATGCATTGTTATTGGCGTGTTCGACAATTAGAAACTTTTGAGGGATCAAAACAATGTTAGATAAAAAAGAAATCCGCAGCATCGCAACCGCAAGCGCCACACTAGATAAGAAAAGCGCAACAATAGCATCAAGGCTTTTTGAAGTATTAAAGCCAGCCATCAATAGCAATGACAAGGCAGCGTGGAAGCAGGCCACCAAGGAATTCGCAGAAGCTTTAGGCTTTAAGAGTATGAACGCCTATACAGAAGAAAAGGGCGGCAGTTTGGCCCAGCGTGTTAGCGAGTTCACTTGGGCAGTTGAGGGCGTAGAGTATGCGCTAGAATCATATGATGATTACTTGCAGGCCAAAGCAGACATGGCAGAAGCTAAGAAAGCCGCAAAAGATGAACCAACGGACGGAGACATTGCAGAAGCTTTAGAGGCGACAATGACACCACAATTGACCCCCAAGCTTTTAGCGGTAGTCAACGCGATTAAAGAAAATGCAACACTGTCCGCATATGAACAGGACGTACTAGCGGACAAACTGTCTCCCTTGGTTATTGTTCGCGATGCGGATAAGGTAAGTATTGATTACGCCTAGTATCCCTCACGCCCTAGGCATGGCGCAAAACTGCCTACGCTAGGCGCTACCTAGCAGCACTTAATCGAGTGTTGCTAAGTGTTGCCAAGGCACACTGCAAGCTTGCCAAGATAGCGGACGGATACTCTGCTGCCCGGTGTAAGTGTTAGAAAAAACCTAACAAATGTTAGAAAATTTTGAGGGAAGCAAATGACATTGGCAGAAAAGTTTTGGGAATGGGATCGCAAGGAGCGCATACGCTGGAAGTATGATGATCACCGCGAATTAGTCCACCAGTTTGATTCGGGTGCTGTGGTAACAATTTTTACTCGACCGCCTTACGAAGTGTATGACGAGCAGACATACGTGACGTTCAGCGACGGATCGCAAACCAATTTTAATTATAAAGGTGAGGGATAGAAAATGAAACTACTTGATACAACAGGCGGAAACGCCAAGCTAAAGAAGAGCGACAAGAGCAGCCAAGAATATAGGCTTGCAGGTTTATCACTCATGCCCGACGATATACTCTGTCCCTATCGGAACGTAGCAGGCTGCGCCAAGTCTTGCCTAGAGTCAGCAGGCATGGGCGTATTCTCAAACGTCAAGGCAGGCAGGCAGCGCAAGTCTGATTGGTGGCATGGTGATCGGGCTGGTTTTCTTGACAAGCTTCGCAAGGAGTTGACCAATTTTGAGAAGCTTTGCAAGCGGCAGGGTGTCAAGGCGGCAGTACGTCTTAATGTATTGTCTGACATACCGTGGGAGAAACATGGGATACCGCAGGAGTTCCCCGATATTTTCTTTTATGACTACACCAAGAATGCGTCAAGGCTAGGCAAGACTCCATCTAACTATGAGTTGATGTTCTCTTATAGCAATGAGCCTGCCTATCAGAAGGTGGTGGTCAAGGCTTTGAGGTCTGATGTACCTATGTCGGTTGTGTTCCGCAATGGTATGCCCAAGTATTACAAGGGGCGCAGGGTGATTGATGGCGATGCGTCAGATCTTGTTAACGTCAAGGCAGGCAAAGTGATAGTCGGCTTGGTTGCCAAGGGCAAGGCCAAGAAGGACGAGGGTAACTTTGTTGTTGATAATCTAATCGCAGTAGGGTAAAACCTAACAAATGTTAGGAACTTGGAGATAAAATAATGGAAGAACAAATCATCTTTACAAAAAAAGAATTGTGGTTGAATCAGGGTCGTTGCTGGAATTTTGAGCTTGACGAAGACCAATTGCTTTCAAAAGCTTTGCAGGTTGGCTTTGTCACTAAGGTTGGTGATGATGCTTACTTGGTCAATCAGGATTATTAACCTAACAAATGTTAGGAACTTGGAGGATGTATGGAAACTAGATTAGTAATGGTTACGATACGGCGCACTGGTAGAGGTAGCGCATACCGATTGGTGCAGGGTAGAGTTTTACCTAACGGTAAGACGATTGTAAAAAGAAGTGTAGTGGCTAGTATGATCGAAGAGCTAGGTATACAACAGGGTGAGGCATACACCCATGCATAGGACTGAGAAGGCACTGGGCAGGAAGGCGGCAGGCTCTTATGGCAGGCCAAGAAATGCCAGCAAACGTCGAGGCTACAACGCCAAACGTGCAGGCAACAAAGCGATAAGGAAGGCAGGTAAGAAGTATGACATTTAATTATGTAGTTGAAGTTTACTACCGTGACGGTACAATGAAGTCCAAGTTGTTCACAGGCCCATCAGCCTTTGACAAGGCGAACAAGTACCATGAGGCAAACCGCTCTAGCTGGGGTGGCTTGGTGAAGCAAGTTATAAGTAAGAGGATCTGAGATGATTAAGATAGATGGTATGCAGATAGATTTTAAGCCTGAGAACTACAAGACTGCTGCGGGTGCAGCCAAGGCTCTGTATTCGGAGCTAGTAAAGCTTGCAGTTGATCTAGGGCAGCGTGAGTCTGAGGTTATGCTAATGAACCCTGAGAGGACAGAGCAGTACTCAGGCAGCAAGCAATGGGCAGTAGTGTGGGAGGCTGGGCCGTATCAGTGGGCTATACCTGCATCTATGGAGATTGGTGGGCCTTTTGGCTACACTGAGCCGTACTACTCTTTTGATTTGCACTTTGTTAATTAGGAGGTAGAGGACTATGGACTTATACGATGATAGGTTTTGGGAGTGGATAGCGCAGTGTCCAGTGGAGCATACCGCTAATCCAGACAACGTAGATATGTACGGTCAGCGGTTAGCAGGTGTTAACTTTTTTATAGAGTTGGAGGATGAAGATGGAGATTTATAAAAGCTTTGGGCTTACTAAGGACGAGTTTAAGAAGCATAAGCATGCGCTCAATACTTCTCATACTATTATTGTCGAGGAGCCACATCAGTGCCGTATCCTTTACTTTGATGGAGACGATGGGGTTGCAGTCTTTAACAAGCCTTCTGAGATATTTGATAAACAAGGGTTCAGTATGCGGTTACACGGGTGTGGTTACTGTGATGTGTCTATCGTGGACATGCTTGAGATAGTGCATATCTTAGATGCTTTTGAAGTGGAGGATGAAGATGAGAGTTAAGGTGTCACGTACAGCAAAGCATAATGGTAAGCCTGTTGCTTATGTCGTAAAGGTTAGAGGAATAAAGTTTCCTAGAGGTGTTGGGGATTGGTATTTTCCTAGTGATTACAAGCCTGAGACTGCCTTGAAGATGGCCCTTAATGATTATGAAAACTATTTGGTTGATGCTAAAGGAGAAAGCTATGAGCAATAGAACTAAGTTCGGTAAGACTGTGAAGGTGGATCAGCCATACGCTATATTCACCAATGCACAAGGCTGGGAGTGGCGTGTACTGAAGACGTACCAAACTGCAAAGAAGGAGAAAGATAATCCTTATGCACGATGGTTTGTTGCAGTCAGATCACCTTTAACGTATGGTAGCTGGGAGTATGGCGACACATACAGCCGTGAGATAAAAGAATACGGAACATTAGATTCCGCAAAACAAGAATGGTTAATGGAGTACGGAATATGAATTTTCATAATGTAAAGAGCATCAATGTTGAGCGCGACTTAGAAAATGGCTGGACTACTATCAGGGTCACTAGGCATGAGCGTCTTGACTTGGACTTGGAGGATGAGAGAAAAATTGCCTCTGAGTTTGGTATTAATAAATGGGATATGCCTACTGTGCGTAGGCGACTTAACGAGTTGGGTACAGTGACAGACGAGATTACTTTCTTCCATGTTGCTGAGAAGGACATTGGTATAACTGTGGAGACTAAAGGATGAGTGAAGATATATGCTGGGTACATGCACATCGGTCGCACCCTGACGCGCCTTGGAATCAACCTGATGATGATGATCTGACCTTTGAGTTTGAGGTCAACATGAGCTTTACTGTATGGGCTAGGGACAAGGACGATGCACAGTGGTTGGTAGAGACTTTGATAAAGCCCTCACCAGACTTGATTGATACAGAGATAACAGGAATAATGGAGATCTAAAATGATTTATAGAGTAAGAAAATTCAAGACGCGCTATGGCTTTAATGAAGGTCGATGCTACACAGGCATTCACTTTGGCAAAAGGTCATGGTACTTTCCTCACCATGAACGTGGAGGCTTCTTCTTTATCACAGATAAGAAGGGCCGCACCAATGTGAGAAGTGCTGCATAGGAACTCTCCTGCCACCTGAGTATGTGGATAAACTGCTCCTTCCAAAACCAGTACAGATAAGGAATGTACAAATGAATACTAAAAAAATTCTTGTCGAAGTAGCTCTTACAGTTGAAGAAAATGTTGACTCTGAAGATGTAGTTTGTTGCTGTGACTACTCATTTACAGATGATGACAACAGGATAATCTCTACTGAAATTAGAGGCTATACTGAAGTTTTTCCTAATGGTCAGATTACTGAGGATGTTTAATGATGGATAATATAGATATATTTGTGGATCATTTTGTGATTCATTCTGAGAGTCGGCAGGCTCTGATACTCAATGCCCGTAGTGCAGAAGAGTTTAAGAAGCAACTGCGTACTCTTGTACACAGAGAGATACGTCAGACTCTTTCAAAAGAAATCAGTTCTTTTGAGGAGGAGATCGTGAAGTCTAATGGTGTAAAACGTGAACGCCTTATTGATGGATCTAACGCCCTGAGGGATCTTAGAAGTGATCTCTCATGGGCTAAGGTTGAGAGAGGCATGGCTGTATGAGTGACACATTCTATAGGGCTGTCAAGGCTCAAGAAAAGCTTGATGATATTTTTATCAACAAGTACTGGCCTACTGGTGCTACTGAGCCGCCACCTAAAAGGGTATCTGATGCTATCTATTGGAGGGCGCAGGGGCTTACCTACGCTGAGATAGCTGAAGAGATGGACACTACTCTGCCTATTGTAGTGGGTATATTGAGGCGTGTATGATGCGTGACATAATTGATTTATGTAATCACATTCTCCTGTATACGGATGTGTACTATGAGGGTGAAGATGTAACAGATGATGTCAGAGAAGATGCACTAAATCTGTGCATGAAGTATGGTGATGACTTTTGCATAGGTTTTATTGAGAACTACTTAGAAGTGTCGAAGGAGGAGTACAGTGATAGTTTATAAAACGGAGGATAACATGGAACCAGAAGAAGAATACTACTACTACACCGGGGAGCTTGAGGATTTTGAGGAAGGCATTAGAGAAGAAAGAAGGCAGAGGGATATGTCTGAACTTTTTTCATCGGGAGATGATTCTTTTTCCGACATGCTTGAAAATTTGTGATAAAATATTTTTAAGTTTTGAAAGGAGATAATTTAAAATGAGTGCTGTAGACACTAGAATGGAGTTCTGTAGTGAGGTTGATGATTGGTGGTGTCAGTTGTTTGCTCTGCGTATAGGAGCAAGCCCACCTTCAGGTAGGTTAAAGATTAAGTTTATATCTTTTGTTGAAGATCGTTGCTCTGAGGTAGGTTCTTGGAGGATACGTGACGATGATCTTACTGCATTGTTTGTTGAGTTTGTTGATAAGCTTGGAGATGGCTGATGTTATTTGAAGTAACCTCAGAAGATTTTGAGGCATTTAAGAGGTCGAATATTATTGGGATGTTGTACACTAACAAGTCCACATATGATCTGAAGCTTGACTATTATGGCAAAGGCCGACATTGCTTGGAGGTAGACGATGGTATAGATGCTGACCTTGAATGTGTTGTAGCTGAATTTTTTCTTGACCAAGCACCTCATCCGTGCTAGTCTTTTACACACGCTAACAAAGGAGAAACTTTATGCGTATGATTGATGGTATCCCACAGGTGTTAACTGGAGAAGCATTTTATCCCCATGTAAAAGTACCTGTCCCTAACTTCAGCGGTGATCGCAATGGGTATGAGATTAACCTAGCGGTATCGGATGAAGTCTATGAGCAGTTTATTGCTGCTGGCTTTAACGTCGGTATCAAGGCTGCTGGGCGTTCCAAGTACACTGAAGATCCAGTGATTCATTTCTATCAGTGGGAAGTAAACGGTAAGGGTGAGAAGAACCCTGTGCCTAAGCTTGTTGACACTGACAAGAATGAGATTGATGTGCAGATTGGTAACGGCTCAAAGGTTGCAGTGCAGTGGCGTTCAGCCGTGTACGGCCCTAACAAGCAGTACAAACGTGCAATCCTTGAGAACGTACAGATCTTGGATCTTGTTGAGTATGGTCAGGGTGCTGCTGGCGAAGCTGCACTAGCATTTTAGAGGGTCTATTATGAGTGAAGAAGCTAAGGGCTGGACTTTTACAGCCGACGATGGAACCTATGCCGTAGAGAAATTTACGGATGAGGGTAAGCTTGCATTCAATCTTTTGCTGGAGACAGACAAAGAGTTGAGAGCGGCACAAAAGACTGTGGCTAAACTTGACATGGCTCTCAAGGGGTTTAATAGTCTTGTAGTATCGCAGTTAACTGAAGAGATGCTAGTGGTGGAGGAGAAGCCAGAGCCATTGGACTCAATGGACTAAACTGAGGGGGCTGCAAGGCCCCTTTCTTTTATGGAAACTTAGATGTCTTTTATAGAAACTCACAAGCCCTGTTCAGTATGCAATAGCAGTGACGGGGCAAGCATCAATGAGGACGGCACTGCCAAGTGCTTTTCTTGTGGAACATTTTATACTTACGAAGGGGGAGAAATGATACAAGCCCCAAAACTTGTAAAAGATAATGTCGCAATAACTGAAGGAGACTTTAATGCTTTGCATGACAGAGGAATATCGCTGACAACTGCAAAGAAATATGGTGTTAGATCAGTAGTAAATTCAAAAAATGAAGTATCCCGACACTTCTACCCCTACTACAACGGATCTGAAGAGGTTGCATACAAGACTAGGTTTGTTAGTGACAAAGGCTTCACAGCCTCTGGCCCTATCTCAGAGTGTGGCTTGTTCGGACAACACACTGTCGGTGATAAGGGTGGTAAGTACATCACCATTACTGAGGGTGAGTGCGATGCTATGGCAGCTTACGAGTTGCTGGGTTCTAAGTGGCCTGTGGTATCTGTTAAGAATGGAGCGCAGGGTGCAGAGAAGGATGTGAAATCTCAGATAGAATTCCTTGAGAAGTTTGACAACATCGTGATCTGCTTTGATGCCGACAAGCCCGGACAGGAAGCAGCAAAGAAGGTTGCGCGTCTGCTCAAGCCTAACAAGGCTAAGATTATGGTCATGCCTGATGGTCATAAAGATGCCAATGATATGTTGCGTAAGAATCAGCATGGGTCTTATGTTAATTCTTGGTGGAACGCTAAGACTTACACGCCTAGTGGTGTGATGAATGTCAGTGAGAATAAGGACAAGTATCACAATCGTGTAAAGAAGAAAGCTATTCCTTATCCTTGGGAAGGGCTTAACAAAAAGCTTGAGGGCTTACGCACAGGTGAGTTGGTTCTTGTTGCAGGAGGCACAGGCTTAGGTAAGACTGCTGTTACACGCGAACTAGAACACTGGCTTATAAAGCAGACAGAAGACAACATAGGCATCGTCGCCTTGGAGGAAGATTGGACTCGTACAGTGGATGGTATACTATCTATTGAGGCCAACGCTAAACTACACATTGATCGAATCAGGGAAGAACACTCAAGAGAAGAGCTAGACATTCTTTTTGATGATCTCTTTATAGACAATGAGAATAACGACAGGGTTTGGATACACGCACACTTTGGCTCCAATGATATTGATGGCATCTTTTCTAAGCTGCGCTATATGATTGTGGGCTGCGAGTGTAAGTGGGTTGTTATAGATCACCTACACATGATGGTGTCTGCCACCTTGGAAGGCGATGAACGTCGCTCTATTGACTCCATTATGACTAGGCTGCGAAGCCTCGCAGAGGAGACAGGAGCAGGGCTTATACTGGTTTCTCACCTAAGACGTATAGATGGCAACAAGGGCCATGAAAAGGGCGCAGAGACAGATCTGAGCCATCTCAGGGGTAGTCAATCTATCGCACAGCTATCTGACTGTGTTATAACCTTAGAAAGAAACCAGCAAGCTGATGATCCTGTGGTAGCATCCACTACCCGTGTGCGTATCTTGAAGTCTAGATACACAGGGGATGTCGGGATCGCTACCTATCTACAGTATGACAAGGATACTGGCAGACTCAACGAGGTTGATGATACTGACATAACCTTTGAAGAAGAGACAGGGTTAGCCTTTGAATGAAGATACTATTTGACATAGAAACTGATGGCTTAGATGCCACAAAGATATGGTGTCTAGTAGCACAAGAGGTAGATACAGGAGAGGTCTGGGCGTTTGGGCCTGATGATATTGAACAGGGAGTAGAGCTTCTTAACAAAGCCTCACAACTCTCAGGGCATAACATCATTGGCTTTGACATACCAGTGCTTGAAGATCTGACCTCATTTAAGCTAGGCGAACAGAAACTAATAGATACGCTGGTACTTTCCCGGCTCTTTAACCCAGTACGCGAAGGCGGTCACAGCCTAGCAGTGTGGGGGCAGAAGCTAGGACTTGGTAAGATAGACTTCAAGGAGTTTGATTGTTACAGCCCTGAGATGATGACCTACTGTAAGCGTGATGTTGCCTTGAACGTGAAGGTCTACAAAGACTTGCAACGCGAAGGCGTAGGCTTTGATCCTAGATCTATGGCCTTAGAAACTGAGGTGGCTAGTATCCTCAAAGATCAAGAGCGCACAGGCTTTCACTTTGATGAATACGCAGCGACAATGTTACTCGCCCTAATGCGTGAGAACATGGCTGACAAAGAATCAGAGGTTGCTAAGGTTTTTAAACCTAAGATGGATGAGCGTATCATCTACCGTAGGGAGAAGAAGTCTGGCGGCTTATCAAAGACAGGTAGCTGGGATACCTTCAATGGGCCGGGAGTCAGGCTTAGAGATGAGGAGTATGAGGAGCTATCTAAACCAGCAGCATTCACAACGACTAGGATAACTCAGGTTGACTTCAACATAGGCTCACGTAAGCAGGTAGGAGAGTACCTGATTGAGTTTGGTTGGAAGCCTACGGAGTTTACTGTTAACGGTAGACCTATTGTGAATGAGAAAACTTTGTCGCTTATAAACGACATACCACAGGCAGAGCTTATAAAAGACTACCTGATGTATCAAAAGCGTGAGGCACAGATTAAGTCTTGGATCAACGCTGTGAAAGAAGATGGTAGAGTACATGGCTATGTAATACCTAACGGTACTATCACAGGCCGCATGACCCACCGTGAACCTAACATGGCACAAGTACCTAGCTCTAACTCGCCCTACGGTAAAGAGTGCAGAGCAGTATGGACTGTACCCAAGGGTTACAAGCTGGTAGGTATAGACGCTAGTGGTCTTGAGTTACGAATGCTTGCACACTATATGGAAGATGAGGACTATACAAATGAAATCATTAACGGTGATGTCCACACAGCTAATCAAAGACTTGCGGGACTTGAATCAAGAAATCAGGCTAAGACATTCATCTATGCCCTCCTATACGGAGCAGGAGATGAAAAGCTTGGCAGTGTGGCAGGGGGAGGTAGAGACACTGGTGCAGGACTTAGACAATCTTTCTTCGATAATCTACCATCATTCACTGCTCTTAAAAACAAAGTTGCAAGAGCGTCAACAAGAGGCTACCTCAAGGGGTTAGATGGTCGCAAGCTGTTTGTACGTTCAGAACACTCAGCACTTAACACGCTGCTACAGGGTGCAGGTGCTATTGTTATGAAGCAAGCCTTGGTAATGTTTGACAAGGCTTTATCAGACAATAAGCTAGATGCTAAGTTTGTTTGTAATGTACACGATGAATGGCAGGTAGAGGCTTTGGAAGCACACGCAGAGCAGGTAGGTATGCTGGGTGTTGATGCTATCATAGCCGCAGGTAAACACTTATCACTCAACTGTCCACTAGACGGGGAATACAATGTCGGAAGAAACTGGTCAGAAACTCACTGAGGAATGGAGTAAAAATATGATGATAGAATTTCCGTTCACTTCACTAGCAGACAAAGAACGCTACAAACTTATTGATGGTAAGTGGTGGTACTACTACCCTGAAGATGGCGTAACAGGCGGCAAAAAGAGAGAGAGTGCCGATTCCCTAAATAATAAATATTTGAGGAAAAAGAAAAAGCTTTTAACCCAAATGTATGTGGGTGGTAAGAGAGTAGATGAGTCTCACCCTCTGTTTAAGCCGGGGAAGTATCCGGGTTTTACTGAAGCTGCTTTTAATTCTTTAGATAATTACAAAGTAAATAGCAAGGGACAGTTATACGTTATGCATAGTCCTTCTTTTCCTAGCTGGTGTAAGGTTGGGATGGCTGTTGATGCTGAAGATAGAGTAAAGCATTTTCAAACGTCCTCTCCCTACAGAGACTATGAGCTTATAAAGTTTTACAATGTACAAGACCGTAGAAAAGCTGAGAAAAAAGCACACAAAATTCTTCAAGATAAATATGAGAATAGAAATGAATGGTTTGTGACCAGTGCAGCACAGGTTATATCTATTCTAGATGATCACTTTGGAGTAGAACAGTTTGAACTCTTCTAAAGATCTAGACAATCTAGTACCTGACATCTACGCAAAGCTGAATGCTCTTTCACAGGGTCTACCTCTAGAGTTCTCTGATGATCTCATAGAAGACTTTGGAGAGCGTATGAAGGCTGCGCTAGTCCACTGGGCAGAGCCGCACAAGCAGTCCAAGGGCTTGCGTATGAGCAACATAGGTAAGCCTGCGCGACAGTTGTGGTATGAGTCACGCAGAGACTTAGATGAACCCTCTACTATGCACCCACACATGCACATTAAGTTCCTGTACGGTCATCTGCTTGAAGAGGTGTTGCTTCTTCTAGTAAAGATGGCTGGGCATGACGTAACAGATGAGCAGAAAGAAGTAGAAGTTGATGGTATCAAGGGACACATGGACTGTAAGATTGATGGTGAAGTTGTTGATGTAAAGACTGCATCCAACTACGCCTTCAGAAAGTTCTCTGAGGGAACGCTTGCAGTAGATGATCCCTTTGGGTACATGGCTCAGTTAGCAGGCTATGAGGCGGCAGAGGGAACGTCTGAGGGTGGTTTCTTAGCCATCAACAAGGAGTCAGGTGAGCTTGCACTACTAAGACCGGGGGATCTGTCTAAGCCTAACATTAGTACAAGAATAAAAACACTAAAAGACATGCTCACTGTTGACAAACCTCCTTCCCGCTGCTATACTGATGTACCTGACGGTAAAAAAGGTAACATGCGTATAGCCACAGGCTGTAATTATTGTGCCTTCAAGAATGATTGTTGGTCAGATGCTAATGATGGTGTGGGTCTTAGAGCTTTTAAGTACTCAAATGGTTTAAAGTACTTCACTAAAGTTGTATCTGAACCTAGAGTAGAGGAGTTAACATGAGTCCTAAGATTTGTAAACGTATTAGCAGACAGACTGATAAAGTTCTAGTCGAGTGGTTGAAGACTTTGATCCCTGAAGAAGATCACAGTAAGTTAGATACCTCTAACATCTATCAGTATCTTCCTCCTTCAGATTATTTCTACACAAATAAAACCCTACGTCTTAGCTTCTACAGCCCTAAGTGGGTACGTAAGAACATTAAGAAGCTTGTTAAGCTTGGTCATGCTGTAGAAGATATTAATATGAATCTACTAGAGCGAGTAGCAAAGCATCAGTACTAAAAAGAAAACTGGATGGCGCAAGCCTAGAGTACCTAGACCTAAGAAATACTTGAAGCCTGATGGCAGTAAGTATGATTCTATATGGGAAGCTGTGCTGCATGAATCAATCCTTAAAGATTGGGAGCATCATACAGACTATGTTTCATATGTTATTGAGCATAAGTATGAGCCTGACTTTGTTAGAAAGATCGGCAGGAAGAAGATCCTTCTTGAATCTAAGGGTAGGTTCTGGGACTTTGCAGAGTACAACAAGTATGTGTGGGTAAAAAAGATCTTACCTAAGAACACTGAACTGGTATTCTTGTTTGCTAATCCATCAGCCCCTATGCCCGGAGCCAAGCGCCGTAAGGATGGTACTAAAAGATCACACGGTGAGTGGGCTACAGCTAACGGGTTCAGGTGGTTTAGTGAGGATAGTATCCCTGACAGTTGGATTGATAAGGCTGCAAGGAATACTGAAGAGTTTAGAAGACGCAATGATAAGATTAACTTGGAGATGCAATGAAAAGTATTGATGATGCAACGCCAGAAGAATGGAATGCACTTAGAAAAAAACCTGCTACACCCGTAGCTGATACGTGGAATAATATTTATAATGATGACAATGAACCTAATGATCATCCAGTGTTTGGTGAAAACATACCTGATAACAGCACTAAGTTTGACTCAGTTAGTAAGCCAGAACATTACAACAGCGGCGGTATAGAGTGTATTGATGCTATAGAGGGTATGCTTAATCACGATGAATACATTGGTTATCTACGTGGCAACTCTCTAAAGTATCGCTGGCGCTATCGCTACAAGGGTAAGCCCATAGAAGACTTGCGTAAAGCAGAGTGGTATGAAGAGCGTTTGATGAACTATTTGTTGAGGCATCCCAGTGAGCAGCTACGATAGAAAAGCAGAGCGTATAGAAAGGTTCCATAAAAAGAACAAAGCTAAAGATAAGAAACAAAACAAAGCACGTACACGTAGCTACAGGCAGTCTCAACTAAAAGAAAAGGATGACTTAGATGACATTAAAGATTGGCAAGCAGGATTATTTAGGGATACAGATTGACTATGATAGAGAAGAACTGCTTGATACTTTTTCTTTAGAGACACTCAAAGACCGCTACTTTTGGGGAGAGGAGACACATGCACAAGAAGCCTTCGCAAGAGCGTCCGTCTATGGTGCAACGTATCAAGGACATACTGACTACAATCTTGCACAGCGACTTTACGGTTACGCAAGCAAGGGCTGGTTCGGTTTTAGCACTCCTATACTTAGCAACGGGGGAACCTCACGTGGCCTCCCTATTAGCTGTTTTCTCAATTATGTTCCTGATTCAAGGCGTGGCCTCTCTGATCACTATGATGAGAACATATGGTTGGCAAGTGGAGGTGGCGGCTTGGGTGGATATTGGGGTGATGTTAGAAGTAATGGCGTTTCAACTTCTAACGGCAGTCAGTCTACTGGCAGCATCCCTTTCATGCACGTAGTTGACAGTCAGATGCTTGCCTTCAATCAAGGCGTAACAAGGAGAGGTTCTTATGCGGCATACATGGACATCACTCACCCAGAGGTTGAAGAGTTCATCGCTATGCGTAAGACTACTGGCGGTGATCTTAATCGTAAGTGTCTTAACCTACACAACGGAATTACAATAACGGATGACTTCTTAGAAGCCGTTAAGAATGATGAGCAGTGGAGGTTAATAGATCCTAAATCAAAGCAAGCGATAAAGACTTTACCAGCGCGTGATTTATGGTGGCAGTTAGTACACACTAGAGCAGAGACAGGAGAACCATACGTTGTTAACTTAGACCGCTGCAACGAGGCTCTGCCAGAACAGCAGAAAGATTTAGGACTTAAAGTACGTCAGAGTAACTTATGTTCTGAAATCACACTGCCCACCAGTGAAGAGCGTACAGCGGTGTGCTGCTTGTCTAGTGTTAACCTAGAGTATTTTGATGAATGGAAAGAAGACGATGTATTCATCAGTGATCTCATTGCGATGCTTGACAATGTTATAGAACACTTTGTTGATAACGCTACACAAGGAGAACATGCGTGGCGCTTTTATGATACCTTTGAGGAGTTTAATAAAGATGTTAAACAAGATAAAACAGGCTTTGCAAAAGCCGCTTATAGTGCATATAGAGAACGGGCGATTGGTCTTGGAGCGATGGGTTTTCATAGTTACCTTCAACGTAATGGAATCCCTTTTGAAGGAATGTACGCCGCCAGCTTCAACAATAGAGCGTTTAAACTCATCAAAGAAAGATCTCAGACAGCTTCCCGGATTCTGGCTAGAAACCGTGGGGAGGCTCCTGACATGGCTGATAGTGGCCTGCGTAATTCCCATCTCCTTGCTATTGCCCCTAATGCTAGTAGTAGTATTATATGTGGTGGAACAAGCCCTTCTATTGAGCCTACAAGGGCTAACGTATTTACGCACAAAACTCTCACGGGATCGTACAAAGTAAAGAATAAGTATCTGGAGGAACTGCTTGAAGACAGAGGAATTAACAACGAACAAACGTGGAAAGATATTGCTGCTGCTGAAGGCTCTGTTAAAGACTTACAGGAACTCACGGAAGAAGAAAAGGAAGTATTTAAAACAGCGCCTGAACTTAACCAAATTTGGGTCATCGAACACGCCTACCAGCGACAGAAGTACGTATGCCAAGCGCAGTCAGTAAACCTGTTCTTTGAACCACCACCAGCTACTGCACCACAGGAGGTACATGATGAGTATTTGGAATATGTTAATCATGTTCATTGGACAGGAGCTAACAAACTCAAATCTATGTATTACCTGCGAACTACAGCGGCTAGAAATACAGAGAATGTTAATATTAAGATCCCAAGAATTAACTTAGAGGAGGAGTGTCTAAGTTGTGAGGGATAAAATAAAAAAAATTAAAGATATGATAGACTACTACGATCTAGCTGAAGATGAACGTAGATTAGAATTAAGAATATATAAAGTAAGATGGATATGGTATCACACTATACTTGCCATAGGGCTGGGCTTTGTGATTTGGTTACTATACGATATTAATAACAAACTTGGATTTTTAGTATGAAGTTTAAAGCAGCAATGATGTGGTTCTATTACACATGGGAATCTTTTATGAGCTTAAAATACAATCCGTTTAGGTTCATTGGGGATGTAAGTATGCAAATGTACCTTATGGTTGCGTTATCTATGGTGTGGACTGCTTGCTTCTGTAGCCTTATAGCAGGTTGGTCAGGAGTTATACCCCTTATATACGGACACGTATTGACAATATTCGCATTGTTTATGACTTATGCTACATTTAAAGATGCAGAAAAGAACAATGCAGCATGGATAACTAGGTGGAAAGAAGACTACAATCTACTTTCTGTACTTAAACGCCGGGGCAAGAATAAAAACATTTGCCGATGGGACTTGGAGAAAGAAGCATGAAAAAAGTATTTATAGCGTGTTTGTTATTTGTTTCAGGATGCAGCATGACAGGCGACGGCAACAAGTGGAAAAACTTAGGGCCTGATCAAGTCCATTGTGAAAGCCATGAGTTTAAGATGTGTAGCTACTACGGCGCACTTTACATTTGTGAATGCAAACTGGCATGACGCAGCACCCCGTATACAGAGCACAGTTCTACATACAGGAACTAAAAAAATATACGACTTGGCCTGAGTACCTGTTATACTATAGAGAGCAAGATGACAAGATAATGCAGTTCAGTCACTACTGTATGCAGATGTGGTCGAGCTACATGAATGACAAGATCAAGCAGAAAGAAGCACCGCTTAGTTACAAGCAGTACCTAAACAAGTACAAAGATTTATTGGAGGAGGGCTACAATGATAGACCCAAAGATTAGAGCCATGAAACGCCTGTACAACGCTGAGATAGACGTATACAAAGCAGAGGTTCAGAACTACCTAGATAATCCTGTGGCTGTAGGTGAGCATGGTAACTTGATTGAGACTATGGACAAGCTTGTAGGTAAGATAGCTGAAGCTGAAGACAAGCTTATTGTGTTGGAGACACACTTCGATGAGTAATGTAATTAGTTTAATGCCTGAAGAAGCCACGGCTAACGAAGTTTTAGAGACTTGTAAAGATGAGTTTGAACAGGTACTTATCATTGGTTGGACTAAAGAAGACCTTATGAGTGCTAAGTCTACGGCTAGTTTAGATATAAAAGATATTATATACATGGTTGAAGTATTTAAATCTGTTATCATTACAGCGGGACATGATGTAGAATGAGTGACAACTTACCTCAAATAGTTGCTAAGAAAGTTATAGAAAATGAAGATGGTTCTGTTAACGTAGAACTGGACTTAGATCCTGCAGCAGTACAACTATTACTTGACATAGGTTTTAATAGGCTTCTTGAAGAACACTTGGAAAACAAAAAAAATGAGTGACATAGAGATTAAAATGCTGCCACTGCCTTCTTTGTTTCTCATGGAAGCAGAGGTTCCTCAAAAGCATGTTGATAATCTAAATGTTTATTTAGACAATCTCTTAGAGGATGAAGAGCGTAAGTCAGCAGCAGGTACTCTTGTTGGTCAGATACAGCAGGGTGAGCAGCTAATGATGGATCACTTTGACCCTAAGCTAGAAGAGTTCAGGATGTACACGCAGCACATGGCTGTACAGTACGTGAGTAACTTCTTTGGCATGACAGGTCAGCAGCTAGACGGTGACAGGCAGATAGAGATTGATGAGCTATGGTCTGTACACAGCTATGAAGGTGACTACAATCCAATACACGATCACGGTACTAAGACGATCATGGGTATTAGCTGCACTACGTGGACTAAAGTACCTGAACAGATAGTGAACCAACCAAGCACATCTAACTCTGAGTACAACCTGTATGGGGCTACAGGCGACTGTGATGGCTACCTAGCCTTTTGCTACGGGCAAAGCTCTACGTTGGATAGAGAGCGCCTCAAGCCCACTCAGTGTGTTGTTATGAAACCAGAGGTAGGTAAGATGTATTTCTTTCCTTCTTGGTTACAACATATGGTGTATCCTTTCAAAGGCGAAGGAGAACGCCGCACAGTGGCTGCTAATTTAAATGCTTTTCCATTGGAGAAAAATGATGAGTGATGAACTAATAAACCTTATAAGCGTTTGGGCTATGCAACGTGGTATAGTTAATAACAGCACACCTCTTGCACAGTTTGCCAAGCTTGTATCTGAAATAGGAGAGCTAGGAGATAACATAGCCAAGCAGCGTGATATGACTGATGACATTGGAGACTGTTTGGTGGTGTTAAACACACTAGCAATTATGAACGACACTACCTTAGAACAATGCCTAAAGGTAGCGTATAATGATATTAAAGATCGTAAAGGACACATGAATACGCATGGTGTCTTTATTAAAGAGGGAGATGTTGCATGAGTGATACAAGACTAGATGAAATGCGGAAGCAATACTTAAAATTTGACAAAGAAAATCCAGAAGTTTGGGATATGTTTGCCCGGTTTTCAAAAGAAATTATATCAAAAGGATATAAAAATTATAGCGTGAAGGCTGTTTTTGAAAGAATAAGATGGGAAAAAGATATAGGTGGTGATGGTATTAACCAGTTCAAACTAAACAACAACTACACAGCTTTCTACGCAAGAAAGTTTATGGACATGTTCCCAGAACATAAAGGGTTTTTTAGAACTAGAACTCAAACATCAGAAGATAAAAAAGCAACCAAACAAGAGCCGCTTAGACCAGCATACTTTAACAGCTTTATTTCTAAGCTAAAGGGAGCCACAGCATGAGCCTACGAGGGACTAGAGAATACTACAAACCATTTGACCATCCTTGGATGTTCGACTACTACTCACAACAGAATCAGATGCACTGGTTTCCAGAGGACGTACCTCTGCACAATGATGTGAAAGATTGGCAGACGATGACTGCTGAAGAAAAGAATTTATTAACACAGATATTCCGTTTGTTCACACAATCAGATGTAGATGTCAGTAACGGCTATGTCGATAGGTACATGCGTATCTTTAGAAAGCCTGAAGCACGTATGATGATGGGTGCGTTTAACAACATGGAGTCTATACACCAACACGCATACAGTCTACTACTGGACACCGTAGGGATGCCAGAGGTGGAGTATAAGGCGTTCTCAGAGTACGAGGCTATGGCTGACAAGCATGAGTACATCAACGCTGTGAAGGTCACTAAGGGCGACAAGAAGTCCATTGCTAAGGCACTGGCTATCTACTCAGGCTTTACTGAAGGCTTACAACTCTTTAGTAGCTTCATCATCCTGTTGAACTTCCCAAGGTTTGGTAAGATGAAGGGTATGGGGCAGATCATTACCTACAGCATACGTGATGAGTCCATGCACGTAGAGGCAATGACAAAGCTATTCAGGGAGTTTATGCAGGAGAACATTGACCTGTGGACTGATGACTTCAAGGCTGAGATCTATCAGGCATGTCGTGAGATGGTTGACCTAGAGGATAGGTTCTTGGACTTGGTGTTTGAGCAGGGTGATATACCGGGCCTGACTAAGTCTGAGATGCAAGAGTACATCAGGTACATTGCTGACCGTAGGCTACTACAGCTAGGCTTGAAACCTAACTATGAAGTAAAAGATAACCCACTGAACTGGCTTGACGATGTACTAGGTGTGGAGCATCAGAACTTCTTTGAAGGCCGTGCAACTACCTACATGAAGGCTGGCTTACGTGGTGACGTTGGCAAAGTTTCCTTCAGTAAGGTTGCCTAGAATGGAAGGTAATATTATAAGCTTTAAAGTATTTGTAAACTCTAAGGGTCAGGTTATGAGTGAATATAGTAAACTGCCAGTTGAAAAGCTAGGCACTATATTTGAAGATGATGATATACCTCTAGTAAAAAAAATATTAAATGAAGTAGATACTAAAGTAGGATCACTACACAGTCATTTAGAAAAAGAACTAGAAGCTTTAAACTGAAATATTTACGGTCTGGGATGATGAAGATACATTGCGTACACTTATTGTCCCATGATCGTACTGATAGTACACAGTTCTGAAAACAGTAGTATCAATTCTATTAGTACCCCCAGTAGTATCACTAACCACGTTATGGCGTGTCTGCGTATCAACGTAGCTGTTTAGTAACATATTTGAGATAGGTGATACAGGGCCTACCATTTGACACGGTTCGCCCAGTATGCCGCACTCATCTTACCCTTCTTGATGTTCGCACGGTGTCTTGCTTTGAAGCTTGCACGTTTCTTCTTCATCTTATCAGACTCTCCTGCTTTAGGCTTACCTGCTGTACTGGCTCCCTGCTGCCCAAAGCGTATTGTCTTTATCTTGTCTCCTTCCTTTGCCACAACAATATGAGACTTCTTTGGATGCTTTGGAGTCCTTTTGGGTTTGTTAAAGCCTGATACACCTGCGCGTTCTAAACGTGGATCTTTCTTACTCATGACTTTTTCCTATATTGTCGAGTCTTCTTTGCAATCTTCTTGGGCTGTTTACTAAACTGCTTACCCTTAGCTGTATCCTCACGTTTCTTTTTGCTAGTAGCCGCATATTCCTTAGATGACAAAGACTTGATGGCCTTCTCAGGCAGATAACGCTCTCCAGTTTCACTAGACTTCTTACCTGACTTGGTACGCCACTTCTGTTTTGTCCAAGCTTTAAGACTTCTTTGACTTTTTTTCAGTGCCACGCTTCCTCCTAATAGATTCTTTAGCCTTTTTAGCTATCTCTGCTTGTTTAGATTTACCAGCTACTTTAGCCCTCTGTTCCATGACAGTCAATATTTGAATCTTTCTAGCATATGGTTTTTTAATATTTTTTACTTTACGTGCAGTGTTCCTAGCATCTTGTACTGTAGCAAACTTTATGCTTACAGTATCTTTAGGATTTTCATCTGTATAAAGTCTACGTCCAGAGCCTTTTGGTTTTTTGCCAGTGCCCTTTTTTGGATCAGCCATTATTGATTATGTCCTTTATCTTTTTGCTGCTCTATCATCTTTTCAATAGCCTTTCTCTGCTTTTCAATAGCATCTGCTTGATCTTTTATTTTCTTTTCTTCAAAGCGTAGCTGATGTTGTTGTGGCTGGCTCATTACTTGTAACCGCCTCCTGCATCTTTATAAGCCTTTGCTAACATCTGGGCTTTACGCGCACTCCACTGTCCCGGCTTACCGCCCTTGCTGCCAGCTTTGATCCTATTGAACTGACGCTTACGCATCTCAGGCTTGGTATAGTTGCCTGCTTCATTAACTCTAGACTTTGCTTTCTTCTTTGCTGGCTTCTTCTTAGCTGCCATGTCATCCTCCAAAAGTTTTAATTATAATACCTACTGTAACAACTGCTATTATAGCACCAATCAAGAATACAAGCCCACCTACTGCTAGTTGGTTCATTAGTATTTCTCTTTCTTTTTTCTTCTTTGCTATAAGCCGTAGGTGTTGCTGCCTAGCAGTCTCTTGCTCTGCCTTGGCTTTTTTAAACGCTTCCAAAGTGTCGGGATCTGCCACTAATAATATATCGTGTACGTCCTTCCAGTATCTCTCATAGCTTTTCTTAATCTGGGTGAGCTTCAATATCTCGCTCTGACTTAGAGGCTTGAAGGTACTAGACTTTCTATCTACTTCAAAGTTTGTTAAGGCTTCACCAAAGTCGCTGATAGTACCCATAAGCTGCTGGATACCAGAGCCAGACTCGTTAGCTGCCTTTATCAGCCCGTTCAGACTTGACAACACGGCTGAAGCTGCTGCCACCGATTCTATAATCATTTTCTGGTCTTCTCGAAGCTCCTCATTGCGCCCAGACCCAACATGCCCATGAGAACAGGCATCATAGTTTCTAGCGGAACTAGAGGAATAACAATATCCATACCTACTAGGGCTAGTACAAAGTTAGAGAATGGTATTGTGATGAAGTTTCCAAACATTCCCAGCCCACATGTCCAACCAATAAAGGGTCTCCACCCGGATACAAACAAATTAGAGTTACTGGCTTCTACTTTATTGACTTCTATCTGAGACTTCATAAGATCCTGATGATGTTCTTCTGACATCGTTGCAATCTTGTGAGCCAGCATAGCCTTCTGGTCTTTGTCTTCAATGAACTTGTCTAGCAAGCCCGTTACAGGCCCTACTAGCTGTGCTACAATACTCATATTAATAACTCCAGATATGTGGTCTTGGACGGCCTTTAGAGGATTCAAGGTCATCAATATGTATAAATCTTGTAGGGCCTTTCTGACTTACACCAATCCCAGTAAAGCCTGCCTCTAGAGCGCCCTGTACGAGCTTGTAAGCGGCTTCACCACGCAACCCTATGTCTATGGCCCTACCCGATGCATGTGCGCCGGGAGAGGCTTTACGGGCCTCTATGGGGTGGTTAGCACAACGGTACGCAGAGTTAACAGGGAAGCTAAATCCAAGCTTTTCACGTAGAGCATCTACTTTCTGCATGAACTCATCATTCATACCAGTTTCATTGCAGTGTCTGCATACTAATTCTTCTTCTGTGAAGTACTTATACATATCCACCTCTTACAAACTTCTCACGCTTTGTAACGCCTTCAGGTAGTGAGGGCGTACCGTCTACTTCAATGTAGTCATAGAGCGGATGAGTCTTACCCTTTCCTGAAGTCTTAATCGTTCCAATTATATTACCCAGTTTAACTTCACCAACTGTTTCAGGCCGCAAGTTAGGACTCTTAACTTTACCCTTTGGGTTTTTTGCGGTAAGAACATTCATTCTTACAGGCCCCACAAGCTGATAGTCTAAGGCGTAAAAATGACCGCCCTTAGATTTAGGGGCTTCTACAGAAACAATAGGATTATCTAAGCGTTTAGAACCTTCATCAGTAATAATCTCAAACTTCTCTGGCTGCAAAAGATTTGTCTGTACTCTAGGAGGACTTTTCACGCCTGTATTTTTCTTATAGTTAGCCTTCATTTGAGCAATAGTTAGGTCTGTTCCGTCATATTCGTTGGCTCTAGCCACAGATTTATTGTTTTGACCAAATGTTGATAGTTTTTCAGAGGGCCTAGACGTTACATAAAGATTCTGAAATGTTTTATTGGAAACATCTTCTAGTTCTCTACCCATCTTTAAGTACTTACCAAACTCAAGATCAACTTCAATACCAGCATCTTCGGCTTTCTTAGTAAGACCTTCTTTGTATGAACTCTTTTCAGGATCAAAGAACTTACCGGGAGCAGGCATAACACTAGAAGCTGTTTCACTGTCCATGGCCCTACCCATTCTAGGGTCTAAAGTTTCTTCAAGCTCCTCAGTCTGTGTCATTACTACAGGCTTGTCAGGGTCTTGTACGACACGTTTAGAGCCTTCCCTACCTACAGTCTTGGTAGGCGTGAACAACTCACGCAGACCTTTAGCGATAACAGTGCCACCCGGAACAAACCCAAGACGCTGTAAAGGATCTACCTCTCCACCGCCTGTAAAGCCTAGCCTGCGTAGAGGATCTTCCTCATCTACAAAAGCTGTACCAGCCTGTTGATCGTAGGGCAGACCTGTCATCTTGTCGATGCGCTGGTCAGGCTCTTTAGAGGCGTTAGGTACGTCAAGTACTTCACCGCCTTTGGCTTTGTTTTGTCTTTCTTCTTGCTCCTCTAACATTTTAAGGTAGGCATTAGAAGTCTCTACCCTACGACCAGTTTCTTTTTCAAACGATGAATACCTTAAACCTCTATCTATAGAAGACTGAAAATCAGGTTTGTATAAAGAAGAACCGTTTCTTTTCTCAACAACCTCTTCTAAAGCTGCTACAAGCCCAGTAGTTCTAGAAACAACCATCTCTGGGTCTATAACTTTAAAAGCATTAACAGCTTCTGTTCTTATATTTTGTTTAGGACTTCTAGCTTTGTACAGACCCATAAGTAAATATGTTGCGGACTCGCTGCCCATTCCATTATCAATAAGAATATCTTTAGTATCTTGATAACCATATAAAGTTGCATGAGCATTAGCTATTCTAAATAACTCCTGTTGTCCTTCGTAAAGCTTGTCTTGTAGACCTTCAAACTCAGCAATATATTCTTCTTCAGAAGTTTCATTATCAAATATTTTCTGACCAACACTTCTTCCGATAGCATTATAGTCTCTTAGTGCAAACTCTAAATTTAAATCAGGATCATAAGGATTACGGCGCATACCTGACACATTAGCTAGTAGTTCAGTTTCAGTTTTTCTAAAGTTATCACCAATTCTAGGCGGTGTTTTATTTATAGCCTCTACAAGCTTTAATCCAGATTTAATTGTGCCGGGAATAAACGTAGAGGCAGTTTCTGTGAATATTTCATCTATATCAATAATCCCTCTTCGATATCTGCCTATAGACGTTAAAAGTTGATCAGTAATCATAGAGTCAGATACATAAGGCTCTAACAACTCATAAGTCATTTCTTGAACAGAATCTACTAAGACATCATTTAATTCTTCTCCTGAAACTTCTGCTGTAGCAAGCCTATCAGCTAGAATCATTGCAGGGCGTTTAATGTATTCATAGGTATCTAAAAACTTAGTGTCTATAAAATACATTTCTCCATCATTATCTCTGCCCCAAATTTTATTTGATTTTTTGTAAAATGATCCTTCCGCTAAAATAGTATGTGCTTGCCTTTCTTCTTCTGTCCAGCCCATAGCATCAGCAGATTGTTTAGACGCTAAAGTAAATCCAGTAGTAGCCGCCATAAAACCTGTAAGTCTTGCAAGTCCTCTTGCTCTTAAAACATTATTTCCAGAAGATAACTCATTAGCAGATTCTTTAAGAATGTTAATACTTGTCCTTGTTACTTCGGCAGGAAAAGAAACAAAGTTGCCAAAAGGCATATCTCTTATACCCTTTATACCCGGAGGAACCTTATCATAGTTTGGAAACGTATCTTTTACTTTACGCGCAGCGTCTGCTTTTAACAAATCCTCTGATACATCAGGAAATGCTTTTTTAAGAGCTGCTAATTCGTTTAAATAGTTACTTATTTTAAAAAAGTCATCACTTGCTTGATAAACATTATTAGCAATCTCTACGCCTTTAGCTACAGAAGAATCCACACCCTCTAACCCCTTTATTGCTGGGTTGTATTTCAGGCTTCGTAAAGCTTTTAAAACTCTTGTAGGCTCTCTTTCAAAACCTATATCTAATAAAGCTCTAGACTCATTAACTTTAACGCTGGTGTTAATTACACCTAATCGCTGCATCTCTTGGTAAAAGTCATCTTTAGCTTTATCGCCACCCTTTGATAACTTATTTGCTATTACGCCTAAAGATTTAGTACTGAATGGATTAGCACCATTAGCTATAGCCATTTGAATACTGCCTAATGCGTTGCGGATATGAGCGCCATGATTAAGAATAGTTGCTGAACTTTGTGATAATCCCTTGAGGCTTGCGTATTCTTTAATCATAGTAGAACCCCAACCAAGACCTTCAGTCCAAAATGTAAATTCTTCTTGTTTTCTATCTAAAGCCTTTAACATTTCAGGGGTTGTGTATTTACCATCTAATATTGAATTAGTGCCTTTAATCTGAGCAGTATTACGCTGAGATTCTTTAGATGTTAAATACCCTCCAGACTTACCAAGCTCATTAAACTGCCTGTAAAAGTTATTAACTTCATATACTCTAGAAGCTTTAGCAGTAGATATAATAAGAGCTTCAGGAGCTTCTCTTATTTCACCCATTAAAGCTCTGATAGGTTCAGGTATGTCTGTTTTCTTTTTAAACTTAGCAACCTTGCGAACCTGAGTAAGATAGTCAATTACTTTATTATCTTCTTTTAAACCCAGAACCTCATTAACTCTTGTTCTAGCTTGATCAAAAGCCGCATCAATATCTATATCAGGCGTTTGCTCTAGAATATCATCAACTAAATATTGCACAGCATTTTCTTTAACAACATTGTCAGGCTCGTAAAGAGGATCTTCGTATAGCCTGTATGACCTACGCATGTAACTACCTACGTTAGAACGTATAGAATTTTTAGCTTCCTGTTTAAAACCTTTGCTTCCTATAATCTTATAAGATAAATCATCCATAAGCTTTCTAGCTTCAGCTACGTCTCTAGCAATGTTTTCAGGTAAGTTATACTTAGTAGCAAAAAACTCAAAACGCTCATCCATAGGCATCTCATATACAATAGAGGCATCAGACGTTAAAGCTTCTTGAACACGCTCTGGAATACCTTTAAGTTTATCAATGTCTGCTTTTGGAAAAGCTCCTTGTTCTGAAGCTTCTACAATACGCCTCATATTTACCGTAAGCCTGTTAGCTATGTCTTCAGCTTGAGTAATTGTTTGTCTTTGTGCGTACTGTGAGTCTCTAAAAGCATTGTAAGATTTAGGAGTAAAGTAACCTCTAGAAGTAAGAAATCTTCCGTACACTCTACTTGCAGGAGAGTACACATACTTTTCAAAAGTTGTTCCTCTGCTGCTTTGTCGCTCTATCTGTTTAATTCCTTCAGGAGTTTCTGTAAGAGCCTCTTTCTTTGTAGGTATTTCTGGAGTAGCATCACTAGCTACAGCAGCTACTCTTTCACTAGGGGTTAATTGTGGGGCTTCTTTTATACCCATACCTAATCGCCTAGCTTCTTTAGAAGCGTCACTAAGACTTATATCGTTTCTAATTTCTTTGAAATATCTTAATGCTATCTCTGTTTCTTCGGCTATGTCTAAATCAAATAACTTCTTACCTGATTCATTTAGAAATCTTCCTACAGCCTTACTACTAATAATACCTGTCTCAATTAACGCGCCAAAACCTATGTCTTGGATAACCATTTTTAACCTTGCTTCTGCTTCAGAGTCATCTTTGTCAGCAGCCATAAAATCAACAACAACATTATTAGAAGCTTCAGGAAACTCTTGTTCAATAATATTAAATATGTTTTGATAGGGATCAGACAAGGCTTGTTCAGTAGCTATTGTTGCTAGTGTAGTGCGTTTAAAACCTTCTTTCATCCCCAAAGCACCTAAGCCTTTAGCGGCTCCTGCAAAGCCTGCAACATAAGGAGACATTTCTACTGCAATCTGACCTGCTTGACCGGGAAATGTTTCAGCTTCAAGAAGCTCACCTTCTTCATCGTATATTTCTGCGTCAGCAAGACCTAAAGCTCCAGAAACACTTTCAGTTACCTGCCTAGTAAGCTTTCTCCTTTCTTCTATATCTTCTTCAGTAGGATCTTCAAGCTCATCAAAACCTGAAGCTCTTAGAGGAATGTTTGCCAAGTCTCTTCCTACATCAACAGCTTTAAAAAGAAAAGGACTTACTACTTCCTCATTGTAAGTACCAAGGATTCTAGCAAGTTCATCTTTGTAAGATGTTTCTTCTTTAACTGTCATCGTAAGCAGCACCTACTTGGCCTAACTCTGTAACATATTGAACCATAATCTTATTAGCTTCCTCCTCCTGATCATTATCTATAAGTATATTATACCTATCCAATAATTCTATTGCTTTTTTACTAGATCTCCAAGTAATTTGTCCTGCATTTAATGTGTCTCTTTCAAGAGGTTGTTTTAAATTATTTGCGTCAGAAACCATTGCTGACCATAAATCAACTGCTGCATTATATTTCTGTATTGAGTCTATAAGTAAAGGTGCGCGAATAAGAGTTGGATCAGTGCCTTCTGGTGCATTATTCCTGTCTTCATCTGTAACAAATTGATTTCTTAAAGTATCAACAAACTCTGCATATTTGGTTGCCGTAAGAGAAACACGCGCCTCTCTAAGCGGATTAAAATCATTATTGTATTTTCTTGCAGCAGCCCTATTCAAAGCTTTGGGATCATTAAGTTCAAGAAGACCTGTTGTACTTACTCCTTCTTGTTTACCAGTTCCTCTATTTATTTTAGACTCAATAGTAACTGCCCTTGTAACGTCATCTGCACCTTTAACAAGCTTAACATCATATTTAGTTTCAATATCAGGATCTAAAGTCTCCATGTCTTCTAAACTAAAAGCAGCAGAAAGACTACCTAGTTGTTGATAAGATTGCTGTAACTTAGAAAGTCTAGAGCCTTCCTCTGAGTTTAAAAGTCCACCGATACGGCTTTGTTCTAAAGCTTGTAAAGTTTCTTGTTCAAAGTCTCTTTTTTTAAATACGCTACCAAAAAAAGCTTCAGCAGCACTTTTAGGATTTTTGTTGTATGTTTTTAAAGCTTCTTCTAAATTTCCTGATACATTATATTCTTGCTGAAACTTTAAGCCATCCCTGTAGCTTTGTAATGCTCTATCTCTGTATGTTTGTGCTTTTGTTCTAAAATTAGCGTCGTGTCTTCCTGCTTTTATTTGGGCGACCATCTCTTCATCATCCGCAAAATCAATCAAGGCCCTTTCCTTAGCCAAGCGTATACCTTCATCAAGAAAGTAATTACTATCGTTTTTACCTGAAGAAGTAATTAAAGATGTATATTGATCAGTACGGGCATTAGCGCTCTTTGCTTTTTGTTCTTGAAGACGCATATCCATAATAGGCTTACTGTTAAAGAAATCTTGCTGCTTCTTTTGTAAATTACTTCTATACAGCCCAATACCTACAGTACCTGCAAGTCCTAACAGCGCATTACGTTCCTCACGCCTACGAAGCTTTCTAGCTTGATCTTCATCACGCTTACGTTTTTCAGATAATAGGGATTCCCCAAGTTGTTCAATAGCCATATTATTGCCTCTGCATTAAACTAGGTGGCGGTGCTTCCTGTGGCGGTGGACGAGCCATTAAAGACTCAGTAGGACGTTCAGGAAGCTCTGCTGCCTCTACACGATCCATAGCCATTTGAGTCTCATCAGAAAGTTCTGAAGGCTGTGAAAGCTCTGGACGCTGTACAGTTACGCCAAACATATCCTCTTCATCATCCTCCTGTACCACATACTCAATACCTGCACGTTCTGCAAGTCCCATGATCATATAGGCTACAGGCTCAACAAGAAGAAGCATCAAGTCAGGATTAAACTGACCTTCATTGAAGCCTGAGAAAAGAATAAGGCGAGTGGCCTCCATTATGGTTGTGCCTTCTATAAGACTGTCCATCAAAGGAAGATAATTTTCTTCTGCCGTCATCTGATCAAATATAAAATCTATTGCTTCTTGTGCAACAGTAAACTCTGTAGCGCCTGTATACGGCTCTTGTACATCAGGATCTAGCGTTAATGACTCACCCGGAATAGGGCGTGTCATCTTTGCAAAGTGTTCCTGTAGTTCTGGTGTAGTATCATCCATTATGATATACCTCTAGCCATTTGTGGATTAAAGGGATCAAACATAAACTGCTGACCCCAAGCAGATAAGGGTGCGTTGTAAGTTGCTGGAGCTTGAAAACCTTGAATAGGTGCTACAGTATTTTGCATAGTGTAAGCTTGGAAAGCTCCGGGATCTTGATATTGTCCTAGATTAATAACTTCTCCACTCGCAAGAGCAGCTTGTTGTGCTACAAAGTCTTGTTCTTGTTGCACAGAAGAAAATGCACCTATAGCAGCTTTAGTAGCTGTAAAAGGATCTGATAAAGCTTCTCTCTTTTCAGTAAGCATCTCACCTGTCCTTGTTTGAATTTCTTCAGCACCACGCTCTAAAAAATTACCTCTTTGCTGATCATAGTATGCTGAATCAGGAAGAGTTGGATCAGGACTCATAATACTGGTGTCTACAAGTGGATCAGAAGGGCTAGATAATAAATTGCTTTCAGGTTTAACTGTCTCTTGAACAACTGTTTCTACAGGGGCTGTTGTATCTATAGTCGGTGCATCAGCAATTTCTCCTGCTACCTTTGCAACAGCTTCATCTGTAAAAGGAGATTTAAAAGCTTTACCAACTCTACCCGCAGCACTATCAGCACCAAAGAAAAAGTTTTCAGCAGCGCCTTGAGCAAAAGTACTGTTAGGTGCAATCTTACTTAAAGCAGTCTTGGAAAACTCTGTAAGAGTACTAGTCACTCCCTTAGTAACAGAAGAAAATACCTTTCCGGGCATAGAGGCTACTTTACCTGCGAACTGTAAAACTTTACCAGCGCCTTGAAGTAGTGCGCTACTTGATCCTAACAAGCCTGTTCCTGCGGATGTAGCAGTGCCTGCCGCTCCTACTAAGCTTGACATGCCTGTAACGCCTTGAAGACCCAGCGCACTTCCTAAGCCACTAGCCAAAGCATTGCCTATCCCCGGAAGAATAAACATCATAGCTACTTGACCAAGTATGCCAATCTTGCCCATGAATTTACCAAATTTGCTAAAAGCTTTTTTAATGCCCCTACCAATCTTTTTAAATACTTTTCTTAAAAATCCCATACTATTTCCTATAATCTTTTAAAGAACGATTCTGCTAGACTCATAAGCGTTGAAGTGTTACTACTACCTTTCTCAGCAGCAGAGTCATTAGCAAGCGCCGTAGCATAAAGTGTAGCCTTACGCTGCTGATCATTCTCATACGCCTGTCTTACATAGGCAGCTTCATCTCTAAGGTTCTGCCACAAGAAAGACTGCTCTGCTGAATTAAGATTAAAAGCCATCTGTGCGTTTTGTTGATTAGCCGCATTAATAGCTGCGCTGTTTATCGTATTAGACTTTCTGCGCCATTCTACATTTGATTGCTCTACGGCCTGTTTGTTAGCAGCATTCCACTGATCACGTTGGAAGTCTATCTGTGCATTAAACTGATTTACTTGATTCTTGATTGTCGCATTAGCTTTGTTAACTTCTAAAATATTATTAGCATTTATAGCAGAAGCTTTATTCTTTTCTGAAGTATTAAACTGCTTCATAGAGTTTGATTGACTAGCATTAAACTGAGACATCTGTGCGCCAAGACTAGCCATAAACTGATCTGCTTGGTTTTGTGAAGCAGCATTAAACTGTTTAGCAGCGTTTGTAGCTGATTGATCTGAAAGAATACGCTGCTGCTTTAGCTGCTGATCAAGAACTGTGGCTTGTTGTCTGTTGTTAAGATTAGCCATATCCATCTGTAAAAAGCTTTGAGCATTCACAATAGCCACTTTAGTACGTGCATCTGCATTAGCCATATCCATAGCCGCCATAGCTGTAGCATTCTGCATAGCTGCCTGTTGATTGGCATTGAAGTCTGCCATTGTCATAGACTGCATAAACTTACTGTTTGTTAATTCTATTTGTTGTGCAGCGTTAAACTTAGTTAAGTCTACGTTAGCAACCATAGCTGCATTCTGTACTGCACGTTGCTGATCTACATTAAGCTGTGCAACATTCATCTGTTGGGCAAGGTTGGCTTGCAACAGATTAGTCTGCATACGAGTATTAAGATTAGCTAACTCAGTCTGCTGGGCTGCATTAAGATTATCGGCTGCTGCTTGATTCTGAGCAGAAAGATTCGCAAGCCTCATCTGCTGATCATTGCTTAGATTAGCAAGCTCCATCTGTTGTTTAAAACCAGCATTCCTTGCTAAGAAATCTGCTGCAACATTCATTTCTGCAAGACGTTCTTGATTCTGAGCAGTCATATTTTCACGTTGTGTAGCATCTTCTATTTGAAGATTAGCAAGCTCCATTTGCTGCTCATTACCTAAGTTTTGAGCATTAGTAGCTTGTTGATTCTGTGCGTTTAATACGGCTGCTTGCTGTCTATTTTGTAAGTTTTGAGTACGTGTCTGCTGTTGCTGCTGTGCAGTAGTTAGTACAGCCTGCTGACTAAATTGACTTTGCATCGTAGCCATTTGCTGTGCATTAGCAGCGGTCTGTGAAGCTGCTGTCTGTCTGTTAGATAAGTTAGCCATACGTCGCTGCATGTCTTGTGTAGACTGTGCAAGATTAGCCTGTTGCTCATTGCTTAGGTTCTGTGCAGCACGTTGCTGTAGAGCCTGTGCGTTGCTCTGAGCCATTGGAAGCGCACTTTGTATGATTGCATTAAACAGTGCGTCACGGCCCACTGTAGAGGCTGAGAGGCCCCTCTGAGCTAAGTTAGCTTCAATAGCTGCTACTGCTGGTCTAGCCCATGCAGGAGTCTTACCATCCTCCATACCACCTAATAGTGTTTCCATTTGAGAAGATACAAGAGCCTCTGTAGGCAATGCTGCAATAGCTGCACGTACTTCTACAGGTTGATCATCAATCTGTGCTTCTACAGTTGCAGGATCTTCTACAATGGCTGCTGTAATAGTAGGCGGTAAGTCGCCAACCTCTGCAATCATAGAGGCTGCTGCACCTTTTGCAGCTTCACCTTTTACTTTACGTCTTTGTGCAGCTTCATAACCTACAGTGCCTATAATCTGTGCAGCATTTCCATCATCTGCTTTAACTCCAGTAATAGCTTCACGTTGCTTAGCCTCTGCTTCGCGTGTAGGAGCAACATCTGTAGTCTGACCAGTAACTTTATTTACATAAGCACCATCAGAAATATCAAAGTCTTGCTCTTCTGCCATTGCTGCTGCTTCTTGTGCAGTGTCACGTTGAGCCGCTGTAGCCCTTTCAGTAAGTGTGGCTTGTGCTGCTTCTGCCTGCGCTTCAGGGCTTAATGTGCCTTGTGCAGCTTTTGTAGGATCTAGATCTTCTGTTTTAACAGCAGTATAAGTATCAGCTTTTGCTGCTCTTTTTGCAGCGCCCGTAGGTACTTTTGCTTTAGTTGTTTTAGCAGTTTGCGCTTTAACTTTAGGAGCTTTACCAACTGTTGAAGCTTTTACATCTTTTTGAGCACGTATCTGCTCTGCATCCCCCAGTGCAGTACCCTCTAGATCTACATCTTCTGTTTCTACTTCATCAATCTCAAAAAGATCTGGAGGTGTTATTTCTACCTGTGGAGGCCCATCAGTACTCATATTGTTTCCTCCACCTGTATTACTTCCGCTGCCTGCACCTGTATTAGCTCCATCACTACCACCATCAGTATTTGCTGCTCCACCTGTTCTTTCTCTTGCAGCCTGTCTAGCCTCCCAATCTTTTAATGCTTTTTCATAGGCTTGTTTTTCAGAACGTGCCTTACCACCACCCGTAGCAGTTCCAAAATCACTTCTTACAGGCTTCGGATCAAAGTCTTCTGCTGTTTGAGTTGGAGCAGTTGTTGTAGCTGGAGTAGGTGTAACATCAATACTTCCTGTGTCTCTTGTAGGAGCAGCTTCTACGCTTTGTGGAGGAGCTTGTCCTACCGTGACAGAACCCCCGCCTTCTCCTGAAGGTTGCGTTGTTGTAGGTTGAGAAGGTGCTTGTTGGCTGGCGGCAGCTTGTGCCTCTACCATGCGTTTAACTTCTTCATCAGTCATATCAAATCTAATATTACTCAAGCCATCATAAGCTTTTAAACGCCCACCATTAGCTCTCTTCTGTCGAAGTGCTTTCAAGACTTTCTTATTGTTCCTATTTTTTCTTTTATTACTCATATTTATCCTAAAATTGAAACAATAACAGTTGCTGCTGTAGTAACAACAACAGTCACAACTAACCAAGCAAGCTTCTCCCAACGTGCAGCATGATTGTCCGTAGCCTTACGAAGCTCTCGCAACTCTACAGTACACTCAGCCCAACGCTCTCCGCACTCTCTCTCATGCTCTGCAATGCGCTCTAAGGCTTCTAAAGCTATATCCATTTCTGTTTTAGTAGCCATATTCAGTTTCAACTACTATGCGCTAGGATCGTAGGCTTTTGCGGCGGTAACAGCAGAGTCAATGGCAGAGAAGTCTTCTGACCCCCAATCGCCAAGAGCTTTGCCGTACTCTAGGTATCCAGAGCTACGCAAAATCTTTTCCTGCTTTTCAACATTGGTCAGATCGTTGCCATACTCATTACTGCTATCCAGCACACTGGTGATGACATTCGCGCCATCTAGCATGGCTTGATACATCTTTGCTTTTTCTTCGTCGGTACGGGATTCTTCAGACATGATGTCCTCCTATGATTCTAGTCGGACTCTTGTGGTTAGTGCAGTTACTGAGCCGTTAGTTCTTGAACTGCTTTGACTAGCGGGAATAACGAACATCTCGCGGGATACTTGCTGTACGCCGTATTGATCTTCTTTCCACCCACCAAAATCTGATACGCCAGCAGCGTCTAATGCAGCTTTTACCTCTTGTGCGATAAAGTTGTGCATAGTGACTTCGGTATCCATCTGATTAATGATGTCGCCGTTTTCATCTTCTTCACGGAGATGTGCTAGTTGGGCATCTGATGAATCAAGCTCACCATTCGCTTTCCAGTTGTATTTAACTGTTCTCAAGTCATTAATAAACGATAGCCCAAGCGTTTGATCCGCTACGTTTTTCTTTAGTCGCAGATCTGATGAACGTGACCAGTTAGCATCTGCATTAAAATCATTAGTGACAACATTGCTAGCTTTACCAAAAGAAAAATCGTTGGAATTTACCGTAAATCCCGCTCCAATCGCGATTCCGTTTGTAACTGATTCGCTACTTGGATCAACAGATTGACCAATAATTACGTTGTTGTTTCCGCTGATTAGCGCATCTCCTGCGGCATATCCAATCATGGTATTTTCATAACCTGTGGTAATGGAACTACCTGTTAGACCGCCCACGATGGTGTTACGGGATCCCGTGGTGACTGCCGCCGCTGCGGAGTAACCGACGGCTACGTTGTAGTTGTCTGTGGTGGTTGTGAAGTTTTGTGCGTTTAGGGCGTAATTACCAATTGCAACAGCACGATCACCTTTTGTATCTGCACCTAAAGCACTTCTACCTAGCGCAACATTATTGTTGCCTACTGTCAAAGCATCACCTGCAAGTCCTCCAATGAGGGTATTGTCTACTCCCGTGGTGACTAATGCGCCTGCATCATATCCAACAGCCACATTGTAGGAAGTAGTCGCAGTAGTGAAGTTTTGGACTCGTAAAGCCCTAAAACCAACTGCAGTAGATCCACTACCTAACGTGTCACCACCCAGAGCGTTTTTGCCAATTGCCACATTTTCATCAGCATCTGTAAGAGCATCACCTGCTAGGCCACCAATAAGAGTGTTGTTAACTCCCGTGGTGATTGCATTCCCTGCACCATGACCTACAGCGACGTTGTAAACATCGGTGCTTGTAGTGAAGTTTTGTGTGGATAAAGACGCTGAACCAATCGCTACGTTCCGGTCACCTTTAGTATCAGTGGTAAGTGCGTTGTAACCCACTGCTACATTATTGTTGCCCTCGGTTAGGGCATCGCCAGCAAGACCGCCGAGAAGCGTGTTAACTGTGCCAAAGGTGACTGCTACACCAGCTTGAAACCCAACTGCCGTGTTAAAAGTATCTGTAGCAGTAGTAAAGTTTTGTGATCCTAAAGCGTTGTAACCAACTGCGACAGTTTTACTGCCAAGCGTGTCATCAGTTAAGGCTGATCTACCTAGCGCAACATTGAAATCTGCGTCTGTTAAAGCATCACCAGCAAGACCGCCAAGTATGGTGTTGCTCACTCCCGTGGTGACTGCTGTGCCTGCCTGATAACCAACCGCCGTATTGTGAGAATCAGTGGCGGTAGTAAAGTTTTGAGTTCCTAATGCACGTTGACCTAAAGCGGTCGATTTACTGCCTTGCGTATCTGTTGATAGAGCTAAATATCCCAGTGCCACATTGTCATCTGCGTCAGTCAGGGCATCACCTGCTAACGCTCCCACTAAGGTATTCTGAAGTCCCGTGGTGACTGCGGCTCCTGCACTCCTTCCGACTGCTACGTTGTATGAGTTTGTGGCTGTGGTGAAATTTTGAGCAGTAAGTGCTTGATAACCTACTGCTACGCTATTTTGTCCAGCAACATCTGTGCTTAATGCTTCATAACCTATTGCTACATCATTGTTTCCTGTAGTTTTGGCATCACCCGCTAATGCCCCAATCAGCGTGTTGCCAATGCCAGTCGTGACTGAGGTTCCAGCCTGAATTCCAACCGCTACGTTGAGTCCATTGGCACCAGCATCAAGGGTTTTAAGTGCCCTATATCCGATTGCTACGTTTTGACCGTGACCGTCTTCTGTTTGCAGTGCCTGATAGCCCACAGCAACATTTGAATCACCAGTGCTGATAGCAGCGCCAGCAGAGTCACCGACCAGTGTGTTTGTATTACCACCAGAGGCGATAGATGCGCCTGCGCCATCTCCAATACGGACGTTGGATGTGCCTGCGGATGCGGTTATTAGATCTGCGCCTGTGCCAATCTGCACTTGATCGTTTCCAGCATCGACCTTTAGAGCATCTGTCACTCCGTTACTTTCAACACGAAAGTCTAAGTCTTTACTTCCTTCGTTAACGACAGTTTCGGTAGCATTCATTTCAAGACGAGAATTAACTTGTCCATTCTTAGCTGCTGCTATTTGAAAAAGACCGTCCTCTGAACCATCACTAGTGTTTACTATTTGTGCTTGAATTCTTCCGTAGGTAACGTCTTCACCAGCATCATTTTCTCCTTGAAAAAGCAAGCGACCAAGTATGTCACTGGCTGCTGGCGAACTAGAGTCACGATCAAAAAGAATTATAGGCCCAACATTTTCATCCGCATCTGTAGAACGGACAGTAAGCGCAGTTGAGTTATCAGTAACCGTTATCGTAGCACCAGCAGAAGATGTAATAGCACCATCTACTTGCAGCGTAGAAGCCATATCCACAGCACCATCAATATCCACGACATCAAGGTTAGTAGTGCCGTCAACGTCAATATCACCTGAAATGTCCAGCGTAGCTGCATCTAATTCACCAGTAATCGTAAAGTTACGAATGCCTGTGTAGTCTTTGTTAGAATCAAGTATAACGGCTTTAGAAGCTACAGCAGTACCTACAGCAGTGCTTCCTAAGTCTAAGGCATTTAGTTCACCCAGTACGGCTGTAATACCATCTAAGGTATTAATCTCAGCCGCTGTGACTGTTACGCCATCAAGGATGTTAAGCTCTGCTGCTGTTGAAGTTACAGCCGTTCCATTTATAGATAGTGCATCAGTTTCAAGAGTTCCGTCTATATCTACATCACCTGAAATATCTAAAGTAGCTGCATCTAGTTCGCCTGTGATTGTCAGGTTGCGAATGCCAGTATAGTCTTTGTTTGCATCTAGGATTACAGCTTTAGAAGCAATAGCAGTACCTACTGCGGTGCTACCAAGGTCTAGTGCATTAAGTTCTCCTACAACTGCTGTAATGCCATCTAGAGCGTTTAACTCAGCAGCCGTACTAGTTACACCGTCTAAGATGTTAAGCTCTGCTGCGGTGCTTGTAACACCATCTAAGATATTTAGTTCTGCTGCTGTAGAAGTAACCGTTGTGCCGTTAATAGATAGTGCATCAGTCTCCAACGTACCGTCAATGTCGGCATTGCCTGATATGTCCAGTGAACCTGCATCTAACTCTCCAGTAAGTGTAATGTTTCTAAAGCTTGCTACGTCTTTGTTAGAGTCTACTGTTACAACTTTATCAGCTACTACAGTTCCTGTGGACTGTCCAGTATCACTATAATTAAGTTCTGTTGCTGTTGCTGTGACACCATCTAAGATGTTAAGCTCTGCTGCTGTACTGGTTACGGCTGTACCATTGATAGATAGAGCATCTGTCTCTAACGTACCATCAATATCAGCATCTCCAGAAATGTCAAGAGATCCTGCATCTAGTTCCCCGGTTAGGGTAATGTTACGGAAGCTGGCTACATCTTTATTAGCATCTGCTGTAACTACTTTACTAGCTACTACTACACCTACAGCAGCGCCAGTGTCGGTGTAATTAAGTTCTGTTGTAGTGGCTGTAACACCATCAAGAAGATTAATTTCTGCTGCGGTAGACGTTACACCGTCCATAATATTTAGTTCAGCAGCCGTAGCTGTGATAGCAGTGCCGTTAAAGTTTATAGCATCTGCGTGAACTGTGCCATCAAAATAACCGTCTTTAAATTCTAGTGAAGACGTACCTAGGTCTATGTCATTATCTGTGACAGGAACAATAGCACCGTCCTGTACACGTACTTGCTCAACCGCACTACTAGATACTTCTACAAAGAAACCTACTCTATTGTTTGTGCCATCTACTACAACCTTGTTAAGAAAGTCTAAGTCACCAATCTGAGGCACGTTACCGCCTTGTCCAGCAGTTCCATCATGCCTGTGACCTGTGCTAGAAGCACTAGATGAAGAGTATGCAAAAGCATTTACTAGTTGGTTATATTCGTTATTAAATAAAGCTGCTGTAACAGTATCACCATCTGCAAAAGAACTTTGTCTTGTATAATTCTGAGCCATTTACTATCTCCTACCTGATGGCATGTAATCTATATAAATACCGTTAACAGCGTATGCTGCTTTTTGATCGTCGCTAGACACTCTAAAGCTACAAGTATTTCCAGAGCCTTCTAAAGTTATCCTTTCCATTGGATCAGATGTTGCACCAAATGTCATTGTGCCAAATACGCCTGAGTTAAATATTGCCGGTAACTGAATCGTAGTAATAGCAAAAGGTTCTGGTTGAGGTATTAAATTATCTTCATAGTCAAACCTAACTCTAAAGCTTGGCTCAACTGCACCTTCTGGACTAAAAGAAACTCTTGCATATTTAAGAGTTTTACGTGTACCTACATCACCAAAGTCAAAGTCAGGTGTTTGGTATATAGCATCTATGTTCGTTGCTGAACCTGCCTCAATAAATGAAGTACCAGTGTCATGGTTATAAATAAAACCATCTTTATCACCGTGAAATATTTTTTCTATACCGTCTTTGTTTACATCAGAGACAAAGCCTAGTGCTTGAATGCCTAGTGTTTCTGACCACGCAAAACCTTGAGAAGTAAAAGTACCTATAATACCTTTAGCAGTAGAAGGGCTTTCCCCTACTTTACTATAAAATAATCTGTACTGTGACTTACTTCGTAATACACCACTTGTTACAATAAACTCTGAATCTGCTGCAATAGTAGAAACAATCTTTTGAATTTGTCTACTAACTGAACTTAATTCTACGTCACCAATACGTGCTGTACCTGCAATAGTACGAACACCATCAGGTGCAAGAAATAAAATATCACCACCTACTTCTTGTATACTGCCACCATTAACACAGCCTACGTTAGTTGTTATAGGCACAACAGCTACAGTAGAAGAGTTATTAATATTTACAAGTTTATGTATGCTGTTCTTACAAAATATAATAAGGTCACTACGGAAACTAGCAAGACCTACAACAGCATCTTGAATTACTACACTGCCTGATCCAGTACTACTAAAACTATCAATGTCATTAGTTCCACTATAAAAGATAGTATTTTTTGCTGTAGAAGCTCCTGCTACTACTAAGTGCTTGTCGTGTATTACACCAAAAGCTGGGCCTGTAGTACCACTAACTGTAATTTCTTTTGCAAAGAATGTACGATCAGTTAATACACCTGTTCCTGTCATTTGAAATAGGAAGGGTTCATTTACTCCATCACATATTACAAGCTCACCGTAATCAGAAGTACCTTCGTACAAAGCAAAAGTACAACGTCCTTGAGAAGTTCTTGCAGCTACTGAACGGCCTGTAAAGGTTGAGTAGTTATCTCCAGACGCATCTACACTAGCTCTATTGATCTGAAGCCAAGTTTCTTCACCGTCTACACTAAAAAATATACCTGTACCTGAACAAACAATAACACCATCTGCGTATACTGCCATACCTAACACAGCTTCACTAGAGTTAGGTTGAGTATCACCAAAGGCTGTGAAGCCGTTTATGCGTCTGTAACCACCATCAGGATCTACCTCAAAGTTTCTTAGGCGTGTAGCAAACCCCGGCTGAGAAAGCATTTCTAGTTGGTTGAGGTTGACGTTTAAGCCACCTTTGCATGAGTAGCCCCAAGGTTGAGACACTAGATATACCTCACACGATCATCTTTTACATAACCGGGATCAGGAGCCATAAGACGCAACTTCATAAGTTTTAAACCACGCTTGTAGTCTTCAAGAGCAAATGCAGCAGCCTGAGAGTTTTCTTTAAATTGATGCATAAAATATCTAGCTCTTGCAATAAGAACAGTTCTGTACACATCAGGGAATACTATTTCATCACCGTGTAAAGATAGTTCTGTTGGAAGATCGTAAGCAAAGTAAATTACTTTGTATACTTTATCAGGTATAGGACTCAAGCCAAATGTTCTACCATCTGAGCTTCTAATAATCCGACTAGGCACTCCAAACTTTTGAGTATCTGCATCGTCAAGATTCTCACTAATGCGGTAGAAGTCTTTCCACTCTTCTATCGTAGTGTATTTAAGATTACGCGCTACAAAAGGAGCAGACTCTCCACTAACACCTACGGTAGTCAAGTAAAAGTTTTCAAACTCTACTGCGCCATAGTCTGTAGTCAAAGAAGAACTAGCTGGTTTTAATTCATACCAACGTGTGCCTGCCACAGTTTCTAAAGACACATTACCAAATGTAGGATCAGTAGCGCCACTTTCAGCAGTCGCTAAAAAAGGCCACTTAGCCTCTTCTGTTACAATATCTAAATAAGCTCTATTGATAAGATCCTTAGCGTGTTGCTGGACACCAATAGCATTAGCGAAGGTTGAAGAAGTCAAAGCAACCTCATTCAACTCTCGCAATAGCTCATTAGTTAACTGTAAAAAAGTAGTAGCCATTATTTATTATGAACCTTCTGTATTTCAAAATTAGCAGATTTACTAGATCCTGTATGTTTTTTATAACCGTCTTTAGGATCTTTCATAAGCTTGTAAGACTTACCACTTTTCATCCAGTGATAACCTTTAGGTGCTTGAACTTTCATCGTCCTTTAGGCAAGCTTTTATTATAGCCAGCCATTTTGTTACAAGCTGATTCCATTGCATAAATATCTGAACCACCTTTCATTTTACCACCGTGACCTTTCATTGCACGGCCACCATACATCATACCTTCGCGCTTGCCACCCATCATCATTTGACTACGCATACTACCCATCATGTCTTCATCCATTTTAGACATACCCATAGCAGCTTTTTTACGTTCCATTCCACCATACATCATCATGCTTCTCCCTGTGTACTCATTAGGTACATAACCTTTTTTTCTAGGAACTTTATTCATCAATCTTGTTCCATAGAAAAAGTTTTACTTTTATCTCTAGCTGCCTCAAACTCTGTAGCATACTGCGATGTATCTACATCTTTTCTAAAGATTCGTTCATAGTTATCTTTGTACTGCGAAAGATTCATTCCTTTGCGGAATCTACTATCTTTACTTACGATAGCTTTACGGAACATCATAGGGTTTTCATTAGAACCAACTTGAGGCATAGTTAAATCTCCAGTAAAGGAAAGGGGCCACCTAAGCAGCCCCATCCAGTTTAGTCGATGCCGTAGAAGGCAGACACAAGAGCTTCAGGGCGAAGTACTTGTGCACCATATACGTGCAGACCACGAACAATATCACCAAAGCTATCTGGATCACGGATGACCTCAGTGCTGGTAATAGTTTGTGCAGTAGCCGTAGAAGACATGTGACCAGCCAAGCATTGTCCAGCAGCGTTAGTCGTTGCAGCAATGTTGTTAGTCTTGTACATATCAAAACCACGAAGCTTACCAGAGCTTACCAATCCATTGCGGATTGAGCCTTGGCCTGCGTTGTAGTCAACTGACAAGAGCTTAGAAGAACTCTGAACAAGTACTTCGTAGAACTCTGGATTAGCAAGGAACCAACGTCCTTCTTCTGGTACGTTTTGCTCATCAAGCAAACGAGCCATGTGAGAAAGAACATCAATTGGATCATGCTCACTGCCAGCAAAACCAATGTCCAAGTTACCAGTACCATCAAAGGTGCCAGCAGCAAGGTCAGTAGCGTTGTCAGAACCAAGGATGTGGTTAGGGCTAGAAGCCGATACACCAGCGATCATCTCAGCAATGACACCTGCGTCAAAAGCATCACGCAATGCGTAAGCTGCTGAAGAGGTTGCTACATCACGGAAGTTAACATGAGACATATTCGTTTCAATATCATCAACGATGAATTTGAAAGCGTTAGCTACGTCTACAACCAAAGTGATTTCTGAGTCGGTCAATGCAGTCTTAGTAATGTCAGCACCACGCTCGTAATTAACAACTGTAATTACAGGCTCTTTGATGATGCGTACACTGTCACCGAAGGCATTAATCTCACCAGCGTAATCAGTATTGGTAATTGCTTCTACTACAGAAGACTTACGGAAAAAGTTTAGTACCTGCTTGGAATAAACTTTAGGTAGGAAAAACGAGTTAGTTTGTCCTGATACGGAATTACCAAAGTTACCATTGGTGTCCGTGGATTGCTCAAAAAATTGATCTGATACGTTAAAAGCCATTTTAATATACTCCTAGTAAAACATTATTTTACTACTCTGCCCTCCATCATAGCTTGTTTGATTTCATCTTCAAATTTGTCAAACTGATCAAGGGACATCGCAGCGATTTCCCGTTCAGTCCAGACTTTAGGCTGCTTTGCATCTATGGAGGTTGTTTTTGTTGATACCATATCTGCTGCACTGCCACGTTGTTGTGGCTGCTGTTGTCTGGGCTGTTGTGTTTGAGACATGCCAGTTTCTAACTTGTACAAGTCAATAGCTTTAGATGCTAACGTCACATTATCAGGATTATTGTAGATCCAATCTTGTATCTGTTCAGGTTGCTCTTTAGCCCACTCATGGAACTGCTCATCCCCTCTGAGGTCTTCAAAGTCAGGATGCCGTTGTTTAAGTGTGCTTTCAGCTTCTCTACGCAATACTTCAGACTCACGTTGCCGCATAGACTGTAGTTGTGCTTCAAGATCTGCTACCTGTCGTTGACTCTGCATATGTGCTACAGATTCAACAGTATTATACAAGTCAGGATACTCCTGCTTAAAACTCTCTAACTCTTCTTCAGACTTAGGGGGTGCATAAGCTGGTTGTGCTGACTGAGCCATCGCAATAAGTTCTTGTTCCTTTTGCTTAAACTCTGCAAGCTTATCATCATAATGTTTTTTTAAATCATCGTAACGCTTTTTGTAGTTAGTTCTTTTACGAGGTTGAGCTTCTTCTTCAGGGGCCTCTTCGGGGGTAGCCTGTTGCTGCTCTGCATAAAATAATCCATCTGCATCACCCATTTTAGGCTTTGTCAGGCGTGTGCCAAGACTTACGTGCATTATAAGGATTACTAACTTCTTCTTGTACTTCTGCCATTCTCATTCTCCTTCACGGGGCTTGTGTCTTGCAAGGTAGCCATTATTAACTCCGTCGAGTAAATGGGGCTTGTCTTACCAAGGTAGCCGTAAAATTATCGAAGGCTGGGCATCCTGTTGGCTCCCATCATAAGCTTCTCAATTTCTTCTTTGGTCTTGCTCATTCCGGGATCTTCTTCATCCATCATTCCACCTTCAGCCATCATTACACCGCCATCATAAGCACGTTCAGCATCATCCATCATTGTTTGAAGCTGATCCGCACCAATCTGGTCGGTCGCTTTTTTGGTAAATACAAACTCACCATCGCTTAAACGCGCAGGTATAGAGTCTGATACACCAGTTCCGGGGCCGTCTACTTCGCCAGCACCCGAAAATTCTGAAGCAGTTGCAATTACTTTATCTAAGATGTCTGATAAGCGATCATCATCTTGTAACGCACCTGCTAAATACATTTGTTCTTCGTCGTTAAGGGATTCATCCATAACGTACTTAATATAATCTTCTTCCATCTCATCGTCTGGAAGTTGTGAAGGCCAGTGCTTCATCCATTTCATCTTCTGGTATGTTTGAATAGGTATCTACTGGCATACCTTCTGGAGGCATCATCATGGAGCCACCTTCATTAAAAACTCCACGGCCTTTCAGGACATCTGCCTGAGTAACCTCTCCATCGCCTGTAAGATCTGGAAACTTACCTCCTTCAGCTTTTCCTTCACGGGCCATACGCTCCTTATCCATTTCTTTTAATGCAGCTATCTTAGTCATCTCACTTACATTGCTAGTGTCTCTAAGAAAGTTTTTCTCAATAGTTTGTCGTTGCTCTTCAGTTTCTGCTGCTGCTAAACTACGCTCAAACATGTTGTACATATCTTTGTAGCCTTGTACGGCATCAAATTTTCTACCACCGTTTGCACTTTTTTCTCTAGTATTATAAGATCTACCTTCATATTCAAAAAAGTCTGCTCCTGCTTTTTTAGCATCTCTTTGAGCTTGTCTAAAAGCTTTTGCAGACTCTGAATCTTTTTTATAAACAGGATAATCTTCTGGATTTATTCTTTCATCTACAACTCTAAATGGAACATTAGCCGCCTCTGCTTTTTTCATAAGAGAAGGAACTTCATTTTCAGAAACATTTGAGTATATTAAATCACCAATACCTAATGTTACTGCGGTAGCGCCAGCAGCTTTTGCTTGTGCTTTAGCAGTTACTGCTTGAGCTTCAGTAGCTTTTTTTACTTTTTCTTGACCTTCGTTTAAAGGTCTTATAACTTTTGCACCAAACTCAATAATTTTTTTAAGACCACCTGAAACATATTGTTCACGCTCTGGAGGATTTAACATACTTTTATTCATATTCTTTCCTTTCTAAAGCCTCATCTACTTGAGCGGGTAAAGTTTCTAGCCTAGCCAGAAAATTCATTTTCCCCTGACTGCGGAACATTTCCTGTTCCGATGTTGCCGCCACCAGTACCTGTAACTCCAAGGTCTTGAGGCTGTTCAGGTACTCCTGCATCGCCTCCCATTGGGCCTTGTCCTTGGTCAGCGGGGCCAGCTTCCGGGCTAGGTGTTTGTCCAGCATTCTGCATTCCTATAATTTGTGCCATCATTGCGGCTTCTTCAGGGTCATTCATTAGCTCATCAGGGTCTAGATCAAGGCTGTAGGCCAGTTCACTAATAAGCTTGTTCATCTTAATAAACGGTGCTACAGCAGGATTAGCTGCGGTCTGAAGGAACATTGTAAGCCTTTGAGAGCGTACTTCTTTCTGCATCAAACTATTAGTGCCTGTAGCTTTAACTTCTAAATCACCCTCTGTGCCTAGCTTAGACTCTAGGAATTGCATGTTCCATTGAAAGTATGCCTCCCCTAGAGGCTTCAACAAGAAGTCATCAAGGTTTTTAATTACAGTCTTAATGTTTAGTGAGGCTGCACCAAGTAACATAGACATACCTGAAGCGGTACGTGTCATGCTCTGCACACCTGTCTGACCGTGACTATAAGAAGGAATACCTGTCTGTTCATCTGCAAGTTGTCGGAACTTGTCAAACATTTGCATGTTTTCATTAGTTGTGTTAGGAAACTTTAAGCCGTTAATGGCTGTTCCGGGTACACCTGCTTGTCGCCTAAATACCTTGCCGGGATAAATCTCCATGCTTTGACCGCCTACAAGAGCGGTTTCATCTACATCAAAGACTACTGAGCCTGATAGCGCAAGATTGTCAATAGCCATACGTGCATGACCATTCATAATCTTTTGCGAGTCATCCATGTTTTCAGCTACGCCTATGCCAAAAAAGCTATAGGGGTTCTTTTCATAGCTAAACGCATGGTAAGGTATGCGGAAAGGTGTAAAGGGGTTTACAACAGCCCTAAGCATTTTACCACCACACAACCAAGCATTTATCTGTACTTCATCTAGGTCATCAATGTCTTCATCAATCTCCATGCCTACTTGTCGGCAGTACTCAGCGTCCATAACGCCCCAGTACTCAAGAACCTCAAACTGTTGTGAGCCGTATTCATCATTACGGTTATCATCTTTTAGCTCTTGTTCGTAATCTTTCTCAACATAGTTAGGGCCTAGCTGAAGGCACTCACGTATAGCTTCTTTGTCAAAGTAAGGCATCTTACCTAGACCACGAAGCTGAGTACGATTCATTCGGTGGCGATGGAATACATATTCTGCTTCATCAATATTTGTTGCGTTGGGGTCTGGGAAAAAGTCCCAGATGCTGACAAACTCCAAGCGAGGAACCCTAACATCAACAGGAGAGTAAGTTCTATCATTGCCCTCTCCTTTAGTCCATCTGTGTAGTGTTTTGTTGAAGTTGAATGGCCCTTTAACGATTCCTGTGCCGAATAAAGCTGATTCAAATAATGAGTTTCTAATTTCACTAGCGCCGTTTGACTCCTCTATCTGATCGTGAATTATTTTTTCCATGCGCCTTGCAGCTTTTTGTGCAGGGCTAATTTCAAGAACTTGTGGGTCTGGTGAAGGCCCTTCTTTTAGCATTCCTTTTTCTTCTGCTAGTTTGTCAAGTTTAATATCTTCAAACTTACCAGTAGCAAAAGTAGCTCCGGGTTTCAAAACACGCCCATCACCTTCATACCCTATATCGTAAGGATTATCTACAACCGCATCTTGACCCTCATCTTCTGGCGGTGCAGAAGTTTCAAGTCCCGGTTCGATGTGGGCGTGTTCTGAAGTTCCTTCGGGTACTTTAGTTTCACTAATGCCAATAGGAAACTTATTAGCCCCGAATACAACATCTACTAATTGACCAAACGCAGCAAGCACTTTAGTCTTTGTAACTTTTACAAATACTCTAGACTTTTCTGACTCACGGAACCTAATATTTTTACCGTATAATCCACGATAGTTATGATAGGCTCCAAGCCATCGCTGCTCATCTAAGTCTCTTGCATTTTCAGCAGAGATAAATCTATCGTTGATTAAACCCGCAAGATTATTCCGTAGGTTTTCCTCAAGAGTTAAATTTATCCCTTGCTCATTCTCTACTTCTTCAAAGTAAAGAGAATTAGATGTTAAGTTAGTTTCAGCCATTGTTAGCTAGGGGTCACACCGAGATGTTGGAACTCAATAATAAACGTAGCTGTAGTTGCTGCCGTTGCCAAGTCATTAGCAAGTGGCTTGAGTCGAATGTGCAAAGTACGTGCAGCAGAGCTATACAATGATGCTGAGAGCGTCATAGCCTCTGACGTAGCTGGGCCACCACTCATAGTTGAAAAGCCGTTAGCTGCGGCTGGTACACCGTTAGCAATAATGTAAAGAGGCGTATTAGCTGTAATTGTAACAGCAGCACCACCATCGTCTGCAATAGCTTTTTCATTAATAATCTGACCACCACCTGCGGCTGTACCCAAATCAAAATCAATATCATCACCTGATGCACCAGCAGTAACCAAGTTACCATTAGCGATCATAATAAGATTTTTAATTGAAGTGTCAGCAGGTTGAGTAAAGCTAACGTCATAAGTAGCATCAGCAGTTACAGCAATTGTACCTGTAGTAGTAGATGTAGCTGATGTAATTACATTATCAGCAAGTTCTCGCACATCACCTGTACGTGAAGAGTTACGTCCTGTATCTCTAATTTTTACAACTGGATTTGACATTTATGTTCTCCTTTAATATCCAAATTCTGAATCAACTGGTGTATAAGCCTGTTCCATTCGCATGTGTCTAAATTGATTAAATATATCATTAACTTTTGGTCTTGACATAATCAGATAACGCAAGGCATCATAAGCATGGTCAGGTGCGTGGGTATCCACATCTTCAGGGTTAGATTTATCTAATGGTATACTTTGTAGCTCACGTATCAAGTTAGGACAAGTATTAAATATTTGTATCTTTG